AAATCGGTGACACGCACAGCGTCTACGTGAGCGCATCGTATTTCACGATTGGGCAGGCAGGTGGCCCAGAGAGTTCGGTTTCGTCCGACCTTGAACACATCGCCGGGGTAACGTCCGGCCTTCACCATCAAAGCATTTCTCCCGCATCAGCGGGTAACTACAGAGCCAACCTCAAGCACCGGGCGCCGATGCTTGGTGATGGTAATACTGCCATCTCAACCGCACAGGAGACGATGATCCTGTTCTGGTTGGATTGGAAAAGTCTTCTTGGCCCGCCAGCGCGCGGGCATTTTTTTGGAGGTTGCATGTTTGCTACTGACATCTCACTGAAATACGGCACTCATCAGCCAGAGACGATTCTGGAAACAATGCCGATTGAAGAAGCCTACGAAATCATCAAGGAGAAGCTTCGTGATGAAGTGCGCCAGGAACTCGAGTGCGAGTATGGCGATCGCCTTTATGAGGCTGAAGAAGAGGCATCAAACTGGGAAAGCAGAGCTGATGACTATGAAAGCGATGCGACTTGCCTGGCTAAGGCCATAAGAGAGGCTTTTGAATCTGCCAGCTTTGAAGATGCAAAGGTGATCCTCCAGCGAGCGATGCACGACCACAAAGACTATTTCTGAAGACCCGGCACGGCGGGTTTTTTCATACCTCAGTCGCTTCATCGAGGCGGCTTAGTTATGACAGCCGGCGGCCATCCACCGCCCATTAGCGCAGAAGTCTTTTAACGTTCAGCGGCCCGGCTTAAGGGCGGAGATGATTATGTCAAAGCATTGTGAAAATTGCGGATGCGCAATCCGATCCGGATATTGCACAAACTGCCAGGAAGAAGCGTATATCGCATTCATTCAGGCCCCTGAGATGGAATTTAGTGAAGAGTTCTTGCGTGAAGCATTCCGTCAGGACTCCGAGGCAAATCGCCGGGAGGCATCATGACAGTCACCCATAACGGCAAGCAGTACACCGCCAAAAAGCTCAACGATAACGAGTGGCAGCTGACGTCGGTGTCGGCACCGCGGGAAAAACTGGTGCTGAACCGCTGGCAGATGCATATCACTGGCCTCCTGAAACAGGTTGAGGTGAAGGCATGATTCACCACTACGGCACCACCCCGCTCATTCGCCAGTGCGTCACGCCCGGCATGATGGCAATGCATGAAGGCCGCACCTATCGAGTCTCAGCGGTCATTCAGGAGCGCAAATGGGTGTACCTGCACACCGACGCAGAAATCATCCGCCTCAGTGACTGCGTGATTGACGTCCTTCTGGACGGTCACGGCAACCCTATCCAGCACTAACCACCCTATTCAACCGATCGGCCTGGCAATAAGCGGGCGGGATCTGCACATCCAAATTTCAGGAGAAACCATGAGCGAAGTAACGGACTTAGTCGTCATTGAGAAACAGAACGCAATGGCGGTATTCACCACCAAAGAGCAGCTCGACCCGATTATTGAGGCGATCGAGAAAGAAGCTCGCAGCCTGGTGCCGGATGTGTCGACCCGCAAAGGCCGCGACGCTATAGCATCCATGGCGCACAAGGTTGCCCGTTCCAAAACCTACATCGACAACGCCGGTAAAGATCTGGTTGCCGAGCTTAAAGCCCTGCCTAAGCAGATCGACGAAAGCCGCCGCATTGTGCGTGAGCGGCTGGACGCGCTTAAGGATGAAGTGCGCCGTCCTCTAACCGAATGGGAAGCTGAGCAGGAACGAATCCGGGTGGAAGAAGCCTGGAACGCTATGCACGAAGAAGCATTGGTGATGAACAAGATGTTCGATGACCAGCGTGCCGCGCAGATCGAGGCAGACCACGAAATGGCCCTGCTGATGAACAAGGATTTCGACCGTGACCGCGAAGAGCAGCGCCGCCAGGCGGAACAGGCTCAGCGTGAACGTGATGAGCGGCTGAAGCACGAAGCGGCAGAACAAGCCCGCCGCGATGCCGAAGCGAAGCACAAAGCGGAGATTGAAGCCGCAGCGCGCCGTGAAGCAGAAGAGAAAGCCCGCGCTGAACTAGCGGAACGCCAGCGCATTGAAGCGGAACAGCGTGCGGCACGCGAGAAGCAGGAAGCAGAAGTCCGGGCGGAACGCGAAAAAGCCGCGGCGGTTGAAGCCGAGCGCCTGAAGGCAAAACAGGCCGAAGATGCTCGCCTGGCCGAAGAGAAGCGCAAAGCCGACGAGCAAGCCAAGCGCGAAGCTGACGTGAAACACCGCAAGACGGTCGGCACCAACATCGTTAACGCGCTCACCAGCCACACCAGTTTAACCCGCGAACAGGCTATCGAAGTGCTCACCGCCCTGAAAGATGACCTGATCCCCTGCGCGAAAATTCATTACTGAGGCAACCATGAACGCATTCCTCACTTACGACCGAATCGAAGATCGGTGCTGGGTTGAGCAGCAGCTCACCGACGAAAAAGAGAAGTGGATCGACGACCGGGCACAGCAAATCATCGACATGATGCCAAAAGAGCCGTCCGGCCTCTTCCACTTCACGATCACGATTGACTCCAGCCCATACGAAGGACTTCGCAGCGATAAAGCTGGCGAGGCCTACAACGATTTCATTTCGGCAGTTGCTTACGCCCAGGCGGAATACGACTGGGAACACCGTACCGGCTGCCCGTTTTAATTTTTGAGGGGATTAACGATGGCAAACGAATTAAAAATAACAGCGACGTCGCTTCAGGAGATAGGTGTCGACGTCTCCACCTGGAGCGCGCTGAAGAACAGCATCTACCCTGGCGCCAAAGACGAATCGGTAATGATGGCGCTTGATTATTGTCGCGCACGCCAGCTGGATCCGTTGCTCAAACCTGTCCACCTAGTTCCGATGTACGTCAAAGACTCGAAAACAGGTAAAGGCGACTGGCGCGACGTGGTCATGCCGGGCATCGGGCTTTACCGCATTCAGGCAGACCGTTCCGGCGATTATGCCGGGGCCCGTGAGCCTGAGTTCGGTCCCGACGTAACTCAGACGCTTACTGGTGTCGAGGTGACTTTCCCTCAGTGGTGCAAATACACCGTTTTCAAGCGCATGCCCAGCGGCGAGATCGTCGAGTTCAGCGCCAAAGAATACTGGATAGAAAACTACGCCACCGGAGGCCGCGACACCACTGCACCGAACGCGATGTGGAAAAAGCGCCCATATGGCCAGTTGGCGAAATGCGCAGAAGCCCAGGCTTTGCGTAAGGCATGGCCTGAGATTGGGCAGCAGCCTACCGCCGAAGAAATGGAAGGAAAATCACTGGACGTTGATATCCGTGACGTCACGCCGCGCAGCACCACAGAAGCGCTTCCACCAGCCGCAAGCGAAGAAACCATCCAGTCCATTACCAATCTTTTGAAAGAGCTTGGTAAGGACATGGAGCAAGACCTTCTTCCTCTTTGCAGCGATATCTTCAAGCGCCCAATTCTTGAGGCGTCAGACCTCACTGAAGAAGAGGCACAGAAAGGGTTCAACTTCCTTCAGAAAAAAGCTAAGGCGGCGGCATGACATCCTCTCTCCTTTCACTGTTGCGAAGCGGAAAAAATAGCATTCGCGACATGGCAAAGATTTTAGGCATCTCAAAGTCTCGCGTTTCATGGTTCATCGCCGAGCTTGAGCGGCGCAAATGGATAGAAGTCACCAGGTGCGCGATATGGTTTCACGATGGCACCCGTTCAAATAAGCAGAACGTATACAGGGTAAAACTATGACACCAGAAATTATCCTGTCCCGGACTGGCATTGACGTAACCACGATCCAACAGGGCGATGAGGCGTGGCACCGGCTGCGCCTCGGCGTTATCACAGCCTCCGAAGTGCACAACGTCATTTCCAAGCCGCGCTCTGGAACCAAATGGACGGGCATGAAGATGTCCTACTTCCACACCCTACTCGCCGAGGTTTGCACCGGCGTAGCGCCAGAGGTTGACGCCAAGGCGCTGGCCTGGGGGAAGCAGTATGAGGAAGACGCCCGTGCTCTCTTCGAGTTCACAACGAACGTAAAAGTCACGGAGTCTCCGATCCTGTTCCGTGACGAGAGCATGCGCACTGCGTGCTCTCCTGACGGCCTGTGCAGTAACGGATTCGGCCTCGAATTGAAATGCCCGTTCACCTCCCGCGACTTCATGAAATTCCGCCTTGGCGGTTTCGAAGCCATCAAGTCTGCGTATATGGCCCAGGTGCAGTACAGCATGTGGGTGACCGGGAAAGAAGCCTGGTTCTTTGCCAACTACGACCCGCGCATGAAACGCGAAGGTATTCACCACGTCGTCGTTGAGCGGGATCCTCAGTACATGTCCGATTTCAACGAAATGGTGCCGGAGTTCATAGAGAAGATGGACGAGGCGCTGGCGGAGATCGGCTTCACGTTCGGGGAACAGTGGAAATGAAACGCACACCATTTTACCGCAGACCCGGGCGAACCGGGCAGTTTTCCGGCCTCCGTGAGCGCGTTATCTGGATGATTCAGACGCGCGGCCGCCCGGTAACCGGTAGCGAAATCGCTGAGAAGTTTGGCGTAACGCTCATTGAGTTTAACCGGGTGGCCAACGGCATTACCCGCGGCGCCGGACAAATAGCTCAAATTGTCGCGTCGGAAACATGGCTCAACGAGGACGGTATCTGCGACCGGAAATTTAGCCTGGCCAGCAAGCCAAAGGTCGTAACGCCGCAGGGTAAATCGCGGCTGTTCACCCGTCGCGCCATCGAACAATCGCAGGAAGGAAGGCGGCAGGAATGCATTGAACGTGCGGCCCGCCGTCGTCGCCTGATTGCTCAGGGCCTCTACATCGACGAAATGGAGTCCATCCTATGACTCACGCTCACGACGACATCAGGGTTGGCTCACTGTGCCTTCCCTTCATTGGTAACGGCTGGCTAATGCCATGGGGTGAAGTGGTAAGCAATCCATTAAAGGCGCAGCGGCTCGCTGAGGAATATCGGGAAAAGCAGGAGGCGGCATGACCTATCAACTTCACGTCGGGCGCTGTGAAGACGTCCTGAAAACGCTCCCGGATAACTCCGTTGACGCCATCGTGACGGATCCTCCGTACGGGCTGAGCTTCATGAACCACAAGTGGGATTACGACGTTCCCACCGTTGAGCAGTGGCAAGAATGCCTGCGCGTCCTTAAGCCAGGCGGCCATCTTCTGGCTTTCGGCGGTTCACGAACCTATCACCGCCTTGTGGTTAATGCAGAGGATGCCGGTTTCGAAATCAGGGACCAAATCCTCTGGATTTACGGCAGCGGCTTCCCGAAGTCACACAACCTTGATGGAGAATTTGACGGCTGGGGAACAGCCCTGAAGCCTGCTCACGAACCGATCGTCATGGCACGCAAACCATTCAAAAAAACGGTGTCGGCGAACATGGCTGAGCACGGTACCGGGGCGATCAATATCAATGCCTGCCGCATCCCTACCCACGAGGCGCTAAATGGCGGTGCTGGCGGTCTGCTTTCACACCAGCGTGATGGTACCGAACCTGTTGCTGATTACGAGCAGGCACCAGAGGGGCGCTGGCCGGCAAACATAATTCACGATGGAAGCGATGTTGTCGTGTCAGCGTTCCCGGATGCGAAAGGCCAGCAAGGAGCGCTTACCGGCAATGAGCCAAGCTCTAAAATGGGTGCGGCGAATTGCTACGGGCAAATGGACCGGCGGCACGAATCAACTC